GGATATACTAAATATTAATCTATAACGTGATTCCAGCAGTTTCTTCAGTTTGTGTGGATCCCCTTTAATAAAGAGTTTCACTGCATCACACAGACCTAGTTTCACAAGTTCGACTGCAGAGAGATTTTGAGCAAAACCATCAAAATCTCTCAGTCGGGTTAACCTCTCTAACACTGCTCCAACGATGAGCTCGCCGAAATTTGCGGCAAGCTCCTCATTAGTAGGGGCAATTGTAGAGAGAGGAAATCCTGGGCTGCTCTTTGGGTTGACAATTGACTTGGCAACATGGAGAATGTTAATATCTCCTTTCGCAAAAGGCGGCAGCCCTCGGGAGTACACAGTTTCGAAGCCGCGTGGTATACGCGTGTGTGGCAGATCGCGTTGAATCGCTTCTCTTGCGCTCTTGACATCTTGATCACTTGGATCGTCACATCGCGTATATCTTCCGGCTTGTAAGAACAAAGATCTTCTTTCAGCACTAGCGTCTCTTGGTGGGAAACCCCACTCTGCAAGACTTGGTCTTTCTGCTCCAGCCTGTCTAAGCGCATCACTAATTGTGCTTGCATCTTTTCCATAGGCTCTATTAGAGCACGTGCCAACGTACTGAAGTCCGATTCCGTCGGGATATATTTCTCCGTCTTCGGTCCATTTATAATCGGCGAGATCAAAGAGGACTTGTTGATAGAGGGAATCACCTTGGGAAAATCCTTCTTTTCAGGCTCTGCGACAGTCGTTGAATCACTCTCGAATTTCTTCGAGAATTTGATTTTCTTGTTAGAAGCATCTTTCGATTTCTTCTTAACCATACTAGGATCAGATTTAGACTTAACTTTAACCTGTACCTTTTCTGCAACTTTTACTGGCGCACTCTTGGATCTATCTTTGGAAGAAGACTCCTTAACGAGTTTGCGAGCCGATTCCTGATCTTTATTAGAAGCTTTCTTGAGCTTCGTAGAATCAGGGATTAATTCAAAAGGATCCGTATGACAGTTCATGCATCTAATTTTCTTAGCTTGCGTACCACCATTACGGACGGATTTTGGAAGATCACACGGAACGTCTGCCCAACTAATACTAGCTGGTTGACCATCATTGTAAACCACTACAGGTTCACGGTCAGACTCACTTTCTTCACTTGTTAATTCATACGAAACCTCCGAAGAGGAACAAGAATTACTAGCTTCCATGTTCTTAACTGCGAGAGCTCTCATAAAAGGACTAGACTCAAAGTCGTCCTCATAATGAGTAATCTCATCGAACTCATCGGTGATTGACCAATGACCGGCTGCTCCTTCACGCTTAGTTGCTCGCAAAGTATAAAACTTTCCGACGTAAGTAAGCTGAATATCATGCTCATATCCCTTAATATTACGTACCCGACGAATACCAGAAGGTAATTCATCAGTTAATGTCCAATCATCTACGCCATTGTAGTCTGATTCGAACAAATACTTATCACACATAAAATTGGTTAAACCAAAGTTTATGTTTTCATCAGGGATAGAGCCGCGATGCATTCCTACAACTACTTTACCAACCATTATGGGTGCACCGGAAAATCCGGGTTTAGTAGAGCAGGAGTGATTTAACATAAATAAATCAGCACCACGTGATAGGCGTCCAGTAGAAAAACTGTAAACACCGTCAACAAAACCATGAACCCGAGCCATCTGCCCGGGTATCATGGGGCCAGTCTTAAGAACTTTCACTCCTAAGTTACTCCAAACAGGGTCGGGAACGACCACTTGAATATAATCCAAATGGAGCGGTGAACTAAAACCTGCGATTTTCCAACTGTTTCCAATTGGAAATTCTTTGCCCTTGTGTTCCATGACAAAAGAACAGGTCTCAGCATTAAACACTCCTTTCCAAACGTGGCATGCAGTTTGCATGACTGTACCACCACATTTTGAAATGCGATAGCCAGTTCCCCACACTTGGCCAGTTCTATCACCAGAAGCGAATTTAATCGTAACATGCCCATCGGCAAGGGTGTGAGACTGGGGTGTTTCCCCGAAGGGGTAAAAACCAGATCCGGGTACCCCCATCTCCAGGTTTAAACGCCCAGCGTCAGACTTCTCGTTGAGGAGCTTTTTAAGCTCCGCAACATCAAAATCAGGCTTTGAAACCTGAATTTGCCCAGAAGATCTGACAAATCGTCTTGCGTGCCAATACTCTAAGGAAAAGTATTTCTTTACATGGTGCCACAAAAAGCATCCAAGATAATCAATGGCAAAAGCCAAAACAACTAACACAACAACACACCGAAACACAGGGTGTTGAAATGTAGACAAGACATAATCAGTGTAAACTTTATCAAGATAACTATAAATAGTATTCTCAACCGACTCACATACACTGGCTGTAAATCGAAACAAAACCACAGATAAATTAGTAAATTCATCATTTA